AGATTAGTAATGCCTGAACTTGCATCAGAATTGGTAAACCAAGAACCAGTATAATTTGCGTTAGCCATAGAACTTGTTAAAGCAATGGTTGTGTGACCAGTACCTGAATCAGTAAGTGAAGTTATATTAAATGAATCACGACTTGAAGTTGAACTAACTCCTGTAAAATTCACCCACGCTTTTGCCACACTCTGTACAATATTCTGCGTAACACTAGTACCACCATCTGATTCATATACAGAGGTATTTTTAACTCTAATGTCTACACCAGCAGTGCCACCAGTCTTTCTAATTGTATCTGCAAGCAATGTACTCATAGTGTCACCAATGTCCCACCGCTTTCAACGGTTAATGTAACACCAGAAGCCACAGTAAACGGACCAGTTACGTTGGCATTTTCTGTGGCTAGGATGGTTGTGTCTGCTGTGAGGGATTGTGCGTTAGTACGGAATAGGCCACCAGCCTTGAAGTTACCCTTGTTCTCAGCAGGTGGTGTGATTGTACCAGCTTGCGGGGCAAGGTAGTTTACGAAGATGTTGCCTGTACCAGAAGAAGGGGCAGCAGTGAATGTAAGTGTAGTGCCATCAGGAATAGTGTATGCGGCTGTGTCCTGTACAACACCATCAACTGACACCAGTACGTCCTGCACAGAGGATACTGTTGTAGTTAATGTAAATGTAGTATCACTACCGTCACCATTAAAGCGTTGCACAGCTTTAGTAGCTTGGTAGGAACCCGGAACTTTCTGACCAATATACGGCATTATTTATTCCTTATGAACTGATGGTATCAACTACGGAAACCCAAACATCTGCGCTTGATGCAGTATCACTCTTTACGTTGAGTATATCGCCAGATTGTAATACAACCTTTGCTCCACCATCCAAGACTTGCAGGGCTGAACCTACTGGAATTGGGGCATCCTTAATGATATAGTAATCATCAGTGCCACCTGCACCAGTGATGTATACATCCATTAAGATTTGGGTAGTTGTAACATTAGCGATATTGATACCAATAAGAGCATCGTCGGAGTTAGCGGTACGTAGAACGACTTCGCTCGTACCAACATTCCTTGCAATGTTTCTTTCAAAATCCTGTGCCATATCTTCTCCTTATAAGGCAATCGCCATGGCCACTGCGAAGCCGGCAGTTGCACCTGCAGATGGTAGGTTGGTCAACTGTGACCCATCTACTCCCGGCAATCTAGCAGAACCATCTAAGACAATCGCATTGCCAGCAGATGTTCCAGTGTTTAAAACCGCTGCTGTTCCCAGCCCTAATGAAGTACGTGCTGTGCCTGCAGTCTCTAGTACAAAGTTAGAACCATCACCTACAATAAAACCGCCGTCTGTTACTGCTAGTCCAGCTACATCTTGAAGCTGTGCATCAAGTCTTGCGTTAGCTACTGTGCCGGTAAGTTGTGACGCATCAATGCTTTTGTTTGTAAGTGTGTCTGTTGTGGCCTTACCTACTAATGTATCTGTAGCTGCCGGTAAGGTAATAGTTACATCTGCTGTTGCCGCAGGTCCAATAAGGGTTACTGCATTTGTACCATTATCGGTATCTTCTTTAAATAATATAGAACCTGCTGCTGATGCGGAACCTGTAAGTACAGGAGCAGTCAGACTTTTATTAGTTAATGTCTGTGTAGCTGTAGTACCAACAATTTCCTGACTGCTACCTGCAGGTAATGTAAGTGTGTTAGTTACACCAGCAGAGTGTGGCTGTGGCTGCACTGTCTGTGCGTGTGCATTACTGCTTTCACAGTAGAACTTAACCTGTGAACGTGTACCTGTGCCTGTACGAATATCTACAAGGCCATCAGATATAGTGACACCACCACTAGAACCGTTACCATCAAGATTAACTTTACCAGTACCGTTAGGCAAAATGTCAATATTAGCATTTGATGTAGATACAATGTCATTGCCGTTGACATCTAAATCACCACCTAGTTGTGGGCTTGTGTCATCTACAACGGCATTAATACCACTACCTGCAGCAGTAATAGCGGATACAGAAACTTTACGTAAAGCAGTAGCGGAGTTGTCGTACAACAATACTAAGTCATTAGAAGCATCTACAGTGGATTCTGCAGTCTGACCAGTAATTACTGTGGAATCTACGGCAATATCATTAGCGTTAGCAGTAATACCTGCACCGCCAATGACGTTAAGTGTAACATCACCTGATGTACCACCACCTGTCATGCCTGTGCCAGCAACTACAGATGTAATATCACCAACAGGTATAGCAGCTACTTCAGCATCTACGTAGGCTTTAATTGATTGTTGGGTAGCAAGATGAGTGGCACTGTCAGATGCCATATTATCTTCATCTTTAATTGATGTTCCACTTATTGTATCGTTTAGCACAGCACTTGTCAAGGTTTTATTTGTTAGTGTTTTAGTGCTCTGTGCAAAATACGTATCAAAAGTATCCACAGATGTCTGGCGCATGGTGCCGCCATCGTTAGTAAGGATGCCATCGCCACCAGCTACTGCTGTTGTACCTACAGTAGAACCACCATCTGTTAAGTTAAGCTCTGCTGTTGTAGCTGTTACACCATCAAGAATATTTAATTCAGAAGCAGTAGAAGTTACACCGTCTAAGATATTTAGTTCTGCTGTTGTTGACGTAACGCCATCTAGTATGTTAAGTTCTGCAGTGGTGGATGTTACACCATCCATGATGTTCAACTCTGCTGCAGTAGCTGAGATAGCTGTACCATCAAGGTTAATTGCATCTACATATGCCACACCATCTATATACAGGTCTTTCCATTCTGCCGAGGAACTACCAATGTCACGAGTGTTATCACCGTCAGGTATTAGGTCAGCACCAAGTGTGCCTGATACAATCACATTACCGGATAAGGTCATAGTGCCAGCAATGTTAGCTGCGCCAGCTAAATGTAATTCTTTAAACTTTAAGCTACTAGAGCCAATATCTATATCGTTGTTTGTTACAGGAAGTATGGCACCATCTTGAAAACGAAGCTGTTCTACTGTAGAACCTGCACCGCCAGCATCTACAAACACACCTACACGGTTATTTGTATCGTCAACAACAACTTTGTTAAGTGGTGTAGCAACGCCGGGGTCTCCAATTAATCCAATAACTGGTCCTTCAGCGGCTGTACCGTCATGCTTGTGACCTGATGTATTTACAAATGCCGCTAGAACTTGGTTAAATTCGTTGTTACTGTCCGCAGCATTAATGATGTCACCATCAGCATAACTGGATTGTCTGGTATAGCCTGCCATTATTTATCTCCTTGCATCGGCTGTGAATTCTAGCTGAAACCCTTTTAGGGCGTAGGGTGCTGATGTGCCTCTATCGTTAACCCGTAGTGCTACAGCAAAGCCACTACCTTCAATTGGTTGCCTAACTAAGGGGTTAGACTGTCCACCGTAGGTTGCTGTGCCGTATGTAGAACTTCCATACACCGCTACCACTGTAGAACTGTCAAATGGGTATGCAGCTGGTCGAGCTACGTTAGGGGCTTCGTAGTCATAACGTACAAATAAGTCTGCATTAACAGCCGCTTCGGGTGCGTAGTTAAGAATGACACGTTGAAAGGATTTACGTAAACCTGCATCGCCCATGGTTAAATCTGGGGAACGGTATTTTCCGGTTACGTTGTTACCATCAAAGTCTTCACCCTTCTCTTGCTGATACACGTATCCATCAAAATCACCGTGTATAATAATGCTTTCACCACTAGCTACGACGCTATCTGTACAACTGGGTCGTATACCTTTTAAGTCAGCAAACTCATATGCATCGCCCTTTTTTACACACATAAGACCTGTAGTTACAGCTCTGGGCGTTTGGGAATTAGTAAAAAATATTCTATATTGTGTTTTATCTGCAATAACTGCGCTTGTAAATTCGTCTACGTCTGATAAACCTTCGAAGCGTTCTTGAACTGCACGACTAATTGTACCAAGTTCTACGTCACCAATTTTAGCTGTACCAGCAACTGTACGTAATCCATCTGGTCCTAGAAATACAATGTCACCAGCAAATTCTTGAATGGTTGACCCGTTAATACATCCAATTTCTCTAGTTACAGGCTGTAATTGGAAGTCAGCTAATGTATTACCAGTTAATTTAAATATACGTTCTTCGCAAAAAATAATTAATGCATCACGAAAAGGGAATAGTCCAGTAATGGGGCTGTCAACATTTATCGTACCTGCGCCATTACCCCCTTGAAAGTCATTATCTGTTAGAGGTGCACTAAATACTAAAGACTGGGTAGCGGCTGACATGCCAGCAAAGAACATATGATTCTTGTAGCCAGTTACAAACTTAGGATTGGCTGGTGCACCAGAGGCATTAATATCAGTTACAGTGTTACTAGCAGTTTTGTAGTTAGAAGCGTGGTTAGCACCATCAGCCCATATAATATAATCTACACCAGCAAGATTATATCTAAAAAATGAATATCTACCTGCGCCTGTTCTGCCAGAATCTAGCTCCGTCCAAGTTTGAGTAATAACTGCATTATTACTATGTGTTGCTGCAGAAGTGCTATTAGCTCCACGGGAGCATCCTGTAAAAGTTGTGCTGGTTTTACCTGTGTAGGTAATTTGTTCTGACCCAACTAATAGTGTTCCTTGAGTACTAAAGTTTGTGGTGGATGTTACTGTTACAGTAGTATCGGAGTTATTCAGTGCTAGGCTTAAAGTTGTGCTACCATTCGTAGCTTTCCAAACTTTGCGTCCTCGTGCCGCAATAACGTTACCATCAAAATGCGCAGACATTAAAATTTCTTCACTAGCACTTTGGTCTTGTGGAACTATGTTTGGATTCCATTTTGTATAGCCAGAGATACGGCGATACCCGCCAGTAGTAGCGGGTTCAAAGTTTTCTAATTCTAACGCCATTCCAGGCTGCATCGCAAAAGTAGATTGGTCAAGTACTAGACCCCCCTGACAAGCAAATACAAACGGATTGAGGCCAGTTTCATCTGACATAGTTTTCTACCTTAGTATCCCGCAATATTTCCGTACCGTTGAACAGCCGGTATATAAGTGGAACGAATATAGTCTGCCCTATTTAGCAATAGGGTTTGCATCTGTTTAATACCCTCTTCAAATCGAGAAAAGTTAAGTCCATATTGCTGTGCTTCACCTCGGTATTGATAGGAATACGCTGTGGCACCATCGACAATAACTTGTCTAAATTGTTCTGGAATAGTCGGAACATCAGTTGCCGCCACTAAAATAGTGGGCCTATCAAAGTACTCATACACTAATTCATAACCTTTATTAGGGTACGGATACAAACCAAAGTTGTTATCGGGTGTTCTAAATACAAGACTGGGTATACCCCCAGTTGTAAATTGTGCTACATTAACGCCAGTATTATGTGCGGCAGCAGTTGTTCCTGCTGTACCCCGTGTACAACCAGTGAAGGTTGTGGTAGTGATACCAGTATATGTAATTGTTTCATTGGCAATCTGTATTGACCCTGCAGCGTCAAAACCAGATGTGCTAACTACAGTAATTGTAGTAACGGCATTATTTATACCGCCATTTAAAGTTGTAGAAACGACATCATTTTCTTGAACAATATATCGTTGTGTGTATTCTTTGTAATCAATAATTCTAAGTGTAACACCAGCAGAAGCTAGGCTAGAATCTTTACTAATTCTAAAAGAATCGTAATCTATAGATTGTGTGGAAGCTGGTGCGGTATATCTGGTAGTGCCAGGAATTAAAGTTTGAGTTTGGGTTTGATGTGTAAAAGACCAACCAAATTCTCGTTGATTAATGTAATTAATAGCATCGTTAACAGCATTTTGACATTGAATTTGGAATCCTCGTGCAGAAGCAAAGTTAGCCGCAGTTAGAGATACCTCATTCATACGAGCAATAACTTCATTAGTTAATCCCAAATAATCATATGCCATTACAAATCCTTAAATGAACAGAGAAATAAAGGGGCAAGTTGCCCTGCCCCCTTACATTAGTCTTTAAGCAAAGTCACGTGCCACTTCTTGAGCAGTCAAGTCACCTTCGTCAGTACAATCCATCAAGATAGCCCAGATACGGAACTTGCCCGTAGTCAAAGCTGTACCCGATTGAGTAGCCAAAGTCAGGTCGATGTTGTCATCTGCAACACACATCAGAGGCTGGTAAGCTGCAGCATTTTGTGCTACAGTACCTGCTGCTGTGCCTGATGCGCTGTTGAAACCATCAACAAAACAATCAGCATCAACACCTGTACCTAAGTCTACTGTAGAAGTTCCTGCTGAAGTAGCAGTAACAACTTCAATACCTGCGTTCATAATCATGAAACCCTTTTTGACAGCAATGACTGGAATGACATCGGCTGCTGCAAGAGCAGAACCTTTGTCAGTCAAAGCTGTAGCAAAGTCTAGTTCCATTTGAACCATGTAAGGATTACGACCACGCTGCGAGTTGCCACGTGCCGCTTGGAGTGTATTATCACCTAGTGCCATAATTCAATCTCCTCTACAGCAAGCAGTATTTGGCGTTAACAAGACCTTCTGGACGAAGAATCTTGCGGCCATACAGATGCATACCACGGACAATGTCAGCAAAGCTGTCAGGGTCACGATATGTTTCCGTCTTATTGATTTGGTCAGCAGTAGCAACTGATGAAGAATGACCAGCAACAATCATGCCAAAGTTATTAGCATTAGTTCCACCTGTAGTAGATGGACCTGTACCAATAGAAGGCAGGTTGTTAGAAACATGAACTTGGAATCCATGCAGGTTATTCAAAATCAATCCGTTCTGAAGACCAGAACCACCGAAGTCTGAATCAAACAAACGTGAGTCTTCATCTTTCAGTAGCTCAACGAACACTGGGTCAACTACTAACCAACGACCTTGTGATTCTACGTTTTGAAGGTCAAGTTGACGACCCATACGTGCAATCACTGTCAGTGGGTTAGCAACACCAGCAGCCGTTGGTACAGCTTCAGATGCGCGAGGCTTCAAGCCCACACAGTTAGCAGCGTTACCAGCATTAAAGTCAGCGGCTGTCAGCTTCATTGAAGTAAGAAGTTCATCTGTGCCAGCAGTGGCAACAGCAACAGTTCCGTTAACAATGTTGTTGACTACATTAGCGTTACCACTAATTGCAGCTTGTTTGAAACCAGTCAAGTAACCAAGGACATCTTGGTCAAACTGGTCAGCTAGGCGGTATGCTGCACGGTTGCTTGAGAGAGACTCAAAGTTAACGTGCGAATGTGCTTCCTCAATGTCGTCAACTTTAAATGCAAAGTAGTTTGCTTTGTCAACGGTCAATGTGAAGTCTTCATCGTCTAGGTCTTGCGGGGTAATAGTCGTACCACGCTCATATGCTTTGACAGTAATCTCAGGCTCTTTAATGATTTTAACTGAATCACCAAAGTTTGCGATTTCTCCAAAGTAGTCATTATTAGTAATCGCGTCACAAACAGCGGCCTTGCGGAATGCAAGCTGCACCTGTTTGGAGTAAATTACAGGACTAAAATTACCATTCGGTAAGTTGTTATAGCCCGGAGCTCTTGGAAAAGCCATAATCCATCTCCTATTATTGTGGATTTTACAGATGCAAACAATACAATTCTTTGCAGAGGCTGTATAACGTAGGGTGTACAATGTACAAAGGTTGCAACCAGTGTACGTAGTAGGCCATGTTACTCAGGTAATCTTTAAGATGTTTGTAGTTTGCTATTTTGCAGCGTCGGCAAGGAGCTACCTTGCCTATTCTACATATGACAAAAGCACCCGCTCTTGCCAATTCATTATTTATCTAGCAGAGCCGGATAAATCATAAATAAAGTTTCCACTACGAATAGCAGCAGTAATTGCTTCTGCGTGTTTTTCGTATTCGTGTGCGGACATTTTATCTACATCAGATTCTTTTATAGATGCTGATGATTCATCCGCTTGTGGTTTTGTTATAGAATTTTTACTAGACACAGACTTTGCTGCATCTTTGTTATTTGGTTTTTTAGCCTTTTTAGTTACTATATCACTGTCGATTTTATACAGGTCGATAGCGCGAGCGGCTGATTTAGCATCATTTTCATTTTCATACAGTGCTTTCTGTATCCATGCAGGCTGTTCGCTTACCCACGAATGAAAAGCTTCGCTATTTCTGATTTCATCAAAATCAGGATGCAATTGAAGTAACTCTACCTCAGCTCGTTGGCGGTTAGATTCAATTTCACGTTCAGCTATATTCTGTAAACGTTTTTCAATTGAAGAATCTAATTCCTGTGCTTTCTTAGTAGCAATTGTTTCTACAATTTTAGCAACATCAGGATACTGCTTTGACCACTCAGAAATTTCTTCATCTGATTTAGGAAGCTTTATGCCTTCCTTTGTGGCTGACGATAGCTGTTCTTCAAGCTGGCGTATCTGGTTGCGCATATCTTTTTCTTTTTCTTGGGCATGGCGGCGCAAATCACCATACCGTTTTTTAAATGTTTTTTCTTCAGGTTGCATAGCTTCAGTTTCTTCAGCATCCTGTTGTTCTTCAATAATAGCGTTACGTTCGTTTTGTAATGCCTCTAGTTCTGAAATCTCTTCTGAGTTATCCCTAGTATATCGTGTAGGGGCAGCTACTGCTGTAGCCTTTTCTTGTACAGCCATACGAGCCATAGTCTTCTCCTTGTCGGGGCCACCAGTAGCCGAATGGGGTGATGGGTAGCCAGTCTACAGCCTAATTATAGGCTGTGGAAATAATTATATCAGTTATTTTAAGAAAAGTCCAGTAATAAAAAATTGTGCTGTCCTATACACAAAAGTTCCAAGATTGGTAAGACTACGTTTCCTACCTGTAGCAAAATCTACATAATCCTTAAACTCTTCGTAATGATTGTGTGCACGACCTGCTTCAATAGCTTTAATGCCATGGTAGCGATAACCGCGTCGAACTGCTTCACCGTACCAACGTTTGTGCAAATTCTTAACACACCAACGTACCGCTTCTCGTTTAACGTCATTTGAAAAACCGTCGTTAGCAACAGCATGTGTAGCAATAACGCAACCGCTAGGACCGCCACCACCATTACTAGAAGGTGGGGTATTAGTTACAACAGATTTACTGCCATCAGGATTAGTGCTTGTTACTGGGTTTCCGTCCTTATCCGTTACGGCTGTACTGTTAGGATTACCCGTTTGTTCTTGGGCTCGTTCATCAGCAGCAGCTTTACGTCCCTCACGTGTACTCATATCACGGCTTGCAGCTGGGGCATCATCATCCATATTGGCGCCTTGGTTATCTGGGGTGTCAAAGTCACCCGCTTCAATTCCGTAGTTACCCGTCTGACTTATGCCTTCAAGCGTAGGAGATGTGCTTCTTCCTACTTCTCGACTTCTTTCGCTTGCGCGTGTTCCACTGTCACGTGAACTAGACATTGCAGGTGTTGAGAAAATGTCATCAGTCTGTCTAGCAACAGCACTTGTATTTCCAGCAGGTGCTACAAAAGATGCTAGTCTAGCCGCCTCATCAGGTGTATACGCAACTGTATCTCTAGTCGGGGCCGCAAACTGTGCTAATCTACCAGCTTCTGTTGCAGGGTCTCCAATTCCTTTCTGATTTGGCATAGACATGGCCACAGCGCTTGTGTTTCCAGCAGGAGTTATAGATTGTGCCAACCTACCGGCTTCTGTTGTAGGAGCTGTTAGTCCAAGTGTGGGCTGTGTGTAGGGACCGGCAAAAGAATCTACAGCAACTGGTTGTGCAGGAGCTCCACTAAATTGTCCAGCTCCGTATGCTACTTCAGGAGCAGCTAGTCCTTGCGGTGTACTAGCTTGTCCATCATATCGTCCATCAGTAATAGGATTACCCATAGGGTCAAATTGTCTGTTTCGTACAGGGGGCAGTGCACCTTCTCTAGGCGCATTATATTCTGGAGATGCCATGACTTCTGCCATGGACTGCCCATTGTAGTCGATACCTAAACTGCCAGCCAGACTTCTGGCATATTCATTCTGTTCGGCTACGCTAGTTCCAGGTGCATTACCAAATCCTAATGCTTCACCCGCTACTGCAAGTCCTGTTTTAAATGGTGCAATGGCACCAGCTCTAGTTCTGTTGTAGTCAATGCCGGCTTGGTTTTGCATTAAAGTATCAATAAAACTGATATTCGCTGCGTCTGTTCTATTTTCTTTCATTGAATCATATTTTGCTTTAGACATGCTAACGCTCTGCCCTGTAGTTGGGTCAGTTAACCTAACTTGGTCAAGATTACCAATGTTCATTAAAGCGCCAACCATACCCGGTACTTTTTGTTTAGAGCTAGATTCGTACGCAATTTGGTATTGTTTGCCACCTCTAATCATGCCATCTTGGGATGTACCACCAAATACAGTAGTAGCTCCCGTGTATTCTTCTGGGTTATCTCCGCCATCTCCCGCATTCTGGGCTGCAAGCCGACGACGCCTTTCTTCTTCAGTCTCATCAGTTCCTGTTCCATCATCTGTGCTGTCGTCAGTGCTGTCATCTGCGGCATCATCCGTACCATCACCAGCGTATGAACCTACATTGGGGGCGTACACACTGCTAGCAGTAGTTACTGGTTGATATGGTTTACCCGGTGTAGGCATTCCCGGTAAAGACAGAGGTTGTAGGGCGTTACCTACAGGCATGGCCAACCCTGTGACAGGGTTTATTGCTGGATTCATACCTTGGGTTCCGGGGACTTGTACGTATTGTGAGGATGCGGCTTGTGGAACTGCTGGATTTTGTGTAAATGTGCTTGGGTTTCCTAGGTATGTACCTCGGTTAGCCTTAATAATACCGCCATCATCATCAACTTTATCAGCTTTCTCGGCACCACCACTAACATACTCAATCTGTCCGTTGGTTTCCATATCTTGCAGACCCATAAGGGCATCACGGCGCATACCTTCATATGCACCTAGGCCATGGTAACGAACAACGTTAGCAGGAACTACAAGTTCGCCCTCACTGAGAAGAACGAGTTGGTCGTCAGCTACTTCTTCTTTAGTGGCGCCTGGCGGTGGGTTGCCTTCAGCGGCTTTTTCATAATCGGCAGGAGGGGCACCTAGACCAATCATTACTGACATTCCGCTGTCATCTGTCATTCCACCTTTTGCCATCATAGGTACTTCTTCCATAGGGGCGGCTAATCCAGTTGGGGGTACAGGAGGAGCCATTTGGGGAACTTCTGCTGGAATGGGTGCGGGGGCAGAACGACTCTGCATTTTTTGTGCCACTTCTTTAATAGCTTCATCTCGCGGGTCTGATGAACCGGCTGGTGCAGTTGCTCCTGTAGGTGCTCCCAAACCTTCTGGTTGTGCCGCAGGGTTAGCTGCTTTTGGTCCACCACCTTGAGGTGCAGATGTTGCTTCCTCCATCGGTAGCGGCATTTTGCCTTGTTGTGCCATCATTATTCCCCCTTGTTCCATACCAAATAATTTTTTTAGTAGGCTTGGCTTTTTTTGTTCAGTATACTCAGGCACATCTAAATTTTTTAATGCCTGTGTTGCGTAATTATCTACTATTTTTAATCTGTCATCTCTTCCTATATACTTTGGATTTAGTTTAGGGCTAGCATCAAAAGTATCGTTTAACGATGTAAATTCTGGATTATTTTCTTTTTTACCTTTAGCAATTTTATTTGTATCAATTGTATCCATAAGGTCTTCTTCAACATCATAATCTAAATTTTTAAACAATTTATTTTTTGACATATCAGTGGTGTTCATTAAATAGTCTATAGCAGCATGGCGTAATTCATGCGCGGCAACCATTTCGGTTGACCCTCGTGGCCGTCCAAGGCCCCCTTCTCCAGATGAAAATGCTGCTATAGGCTTTTCATATTTTTGTTCTTTAGTTAAAGGATTTTGAGTACGTATTTTACTTTCATACATGGGTGTTAAATTTTCTAAATTTGGTGCTGCTTGCCCTAAAGAATAATATTCATTCCCCCCATATTTTCGAGTTATGGCTTTATCCATATCCATAGGCAAAGCTGCCAAATCTATAATTCCACGCCGATATAATTCGTAACCCAAACGAGACAAACTATCATCAGATATGG